TGGTACTGCTGGTAGTTTGGATGTCTCTAGGGTGTGGCCTAACGGCTCAGATGAGATTACGGGTTTGGCGGCACACAATGGATTCTTGTTTATCTTTGGTAAGCGTCAAATCTTGGTTTATGCAAATGCAACCACTCCATCCACAATGACCTTGAGCGACACAGTTGAAGGTATAGGTTGTATTGCTAGGGACAGTATTCAAACAACGAGTACGGATGTTTTGTTCTTGTCTAACTCTGGTGTCAGATCGTTGATGAGAACAATTCAAGAGAAGTCTGCGCCTGAAAGGGACTTGTCTAAGAATATACGTAATGACTTGATGGGAACTGTGGCGGGCGAGACGTTAGCCAACATTAAGTCTGTTTACTCTGAGAGACAAGCGTTTTACTTGTTGGTAACTCCAAGCATTGACACTACATGGTGTTTCGATACAAAGGCTTTCTTGCCCGATGGTGCGGCAAGGGTTACAACTTGGGACTCTATTACACCAAAATCTTTGCTCTCTAAGAGAGATGGAAGTTTGTTGGTTGGACAGAATGGTTATATTGGCTTGTATAACACCTACCAAGATTACAACGAAGCGTATCGCTTTTTGTACTACACAAACCATGCAGACCTTGGCGATCAGAATGTAACTTCGATTTTGAAGAAGTTATCGATTGTGGTGATTGGTGGAACAAACCAAGACGTGACATTTAAGTGGGGCTTTGACTTTAAGACCAACTATTTGTCAGATAACGCAAGTATTCCAGAGCAAGATGTTTACTACTATGGCATTGCTGAGTATGGCGCAAATGCGACTACTGTTGCGTACTACTCTGATGGCGTTGCTTTGCAGACATTGAATGTTTCTGCGTCTGGTGCGGGCAAAGTTGTACAAACAGGGTATGAGGCTGACATCAATGGTACAGCCTTGTCTATACAGAAAATTGAAATTCAAGCCAAACGTGGCAAAGTAAGTTAAAGGAGATTATCTTGTCTGATTACACAAAAAGCACGAACTTTGCTACCAAAGATAACCTATCTTCTGGCAATCCTTTAAAGATTGTCAAGGGTACTGAGATTGATACAGAGTTCAACAACATTGCTACGGCTGTTGCGACAAAGGCAGATTTAGCATCTCCTACCTTTACTGGTACGCCTACATTGCCAACAGGCACGATTGCAGTTACTCAAAGTTCTGGAAGCAATACAACTACGATAGCAACTACTGCGTTTGTGCAAGCGGCAATTGCTTTGCTTTACCCTGTCGGCTCAGTCTACACAAATGCGACTGTCAACACTAACCCTGCTACCTTGTTAGGCTTTGGCACTTGGACAGCCTTTGGTGCAGGGCGTGTTATGGTTGGCTTTGACTCAAGCAATGCCTTGTTTGATGCGGCAGAGGAAACTGGTGGTAGCGCAGATGCTATTACTGTGAGCCACACCCATACGGCTACAACAACATCAACCGATTCAGGTCACAGCCACGGCTCTACTGTTGGTAGTGGTTTTATTTCTAATGGTGGTAGTGAGCAATTGGCAGGCGGTAATAACCTAAACTTTGGCAGACCAAATACAACTGCAACAGCTACTGCTAGTATTTCATCTACAACAACAGTTGCATCTGCTGGCTCTAGTGGCACAAATGCTAACTATCAGCCATACATAACTGTTTATATGTGGAAACGCACAGCATGATTACGCATCACTTCTCTGATGGACTGTATGCCAAAGAAACGGCATTTACTGCGGGCGAGGCTATCTTAAAGCACACCCACAATTACAGTCATTTGTCTATTTTGGCAAAGGGTAAGGTTGCTGTATTGCGTGGCGATGAGATTCACATTGTTGATGCACCAGCGTGTATTGAGATAAAAGCGGGTCTGAATCATGGCGTTAAAGCGATTACAGATTGTGTTTGGTTTTGTATCCATGCCACAGACGAGAAAGACCCGTCTAATGTGGATAAAGTTTTGATAAAGGGGAAATGATATGCCTGCTTATATTGGTGGAGCAATGGTTGTTGGCGGATTATTGCAAGGGCAATCCGCTAAAAGTGCGGCTAACACTTCTGCCCAAGCACAATTAGAGGCGGCACGAATAGCGGCAGATGCGGCTCGTTTCCGCCCTATTGGGACAACAACTCGTTTTGGCTCGTCTCAGTTTGGGTTTGATCCGACTGGGCAATTAACAAGTGCTGGTTACACAGTATCTCCTGAACTACAACAATATCAGGATCAGTTACAAGCCCTATCGCAACAACAAATACAACAGGGCTTGATGGCTCCACAGCAGTACGCTCCCTTGCAAGGCGCGGCTGGAGGACTATTCAGTCTTGGTCAACAGTATTTGGCTCAAACTCCTGAACAAGTAGCGCAACAATACATATCGCGACAGCAAGACTTACTTGCGCCTAGTCGTGAAAGACAGTATGCACAAGTGCAAAACCAACTCTTTAATACAGGGCGTGGTGGTTTGTCAGTAGGCGCAACAGGATTGCGTCCAAGCGGCGGCATGGGAGTTAGTGCGGCTAATCCTGAGATGGAAGCCTATTACAACGCATTGGCACAACAAGACTTACAACTTGCGGCTCAAGCACAAGAGGCTGGTCAACGGCAAACCGCATTTGGTGCAGGGTTGCTTGGCTCAGGCTCACAATTGCTTGGTCAATATCAAGCTGGTCAAGTTGGCGCATTGTCACCATTCCAAACTTCCCTTGGCTTGGGTGGAACTATTGAGCAAATGGGACAACAAGGACTTCAAATTGGTAGTGAATTGGGTGGTCGCACCGCAAATGCTGGTGCTAATGTTGGTCAATCGTTATTACGAGGTGGATTAAGTGCCGCACAGACTTCACAAGCCGCTAATGCTTACAACCCATTGGCTAATGTTTTACAGGGTATTGGGACTAGCCCGTATTTAGGGCAAGCAATCACTCAATATAGACAGCCGTATGTAAATGCACAACAGCAAATTAATCAATATGGCGCAGAAAATGTGTATGGATTTGGCGGACAAGGAACAGTTCCAACATCCGTTGAGTGGGGAATTTAAGGAGTAACCAAATGGCAACAGATTCAATTATGAGTGGTTTATTTGGTATCACTCCTGAAGGATACCAAGCACAACAAAATCAACAGGCATTAGCACAATCAGCGCAATTGGCTCAACTCGATCCTTTTGCATCTGCTCGTACTAGCCTTATCTATGGTGGTAGACAGTTAGGGAGTGCTATCGGTGGCGCATTGGGTGCACAAGATCCAATGTTGCAAAAGATTTCTGCACAGAATCAGATATTGCAAGGATTAGATATAACTAATCCACAATCAATTGCTAGTGGTATTGAAAGAGCGCAACAAGCAGGAATACCTGAGTTGGCATTTAAGTTGTTGGCTGTTCGTGATGACGCAATGAAGCGACAAGCAGTTTTGCAATCTCAACAAAGAATGCAACAGGCTCAAGGTTTGTTGCCAAGCATATTAGTGCAAGGCACTCCAGAACAAGTAACACCTGAAAAGGTTATTGTTGATGAGACTGCTGACACTTCTTATTTGCAACCAGCAACAAAGAAAGAAGCAACTCCAACAATGATTAACCAAAGAGTTGTTGAGCAATTAAGTGTTACACCAGAAGGACAAGCAGTTCTTGAAGGTTTCTACAAGGCGCAAAAATCTGGTAGTGAGGCAGATAAAGCGCAGGCAGAAGCAAATATCAAAATTGTTGAGGCTAGATATGCTCCTGAATCACAAAAAGCAAAATTAATCAAAGAATCTGCTGATGCACAAAAAGCGGCAATTGATGCAAATTGGGAAGATAAAGTAAAAGCTATTGGCTATGCTAAAACAGTTGCTGAGATTAAAAATATCAATAGCGAAATTGGTGTTCGTGGTGCTAAACTTGGTTTGGATACACAAACTACACAAGTCGCTATTTTGGAAAAGTTGGCTCAGATCAATAAACTCAATACTGACATTCCAGAATCAACTAGAAAAATTATCAACGACAGCGCAGTTGTTGCCGCAACATCAAAACAAGCGGCTAACCAGTTTAATGATTTGGCATCTAGGATTGAGTCTGCTGGTGGTGGATATGGTGGATTATCAACATTTAACTCTTACTTAACAAAGGTTGGTGGATTCCAAAACGGAACTTACGATTTGCGTCAGGAGTACACAAGGTTGCGTAACAATTCAGCGATTAAGTCCCTGCCGCCTGGCCCCGCAACGGACAAGGACATTTCACTTGCGTTGAGTGGCTTCCCAACTGAGACAGCAGATGCCAGAACTCTTGCCAGCTTCTTGCGTGGTATGGCAAAACTCCAAGAGATCGATGCGGCAGTTGCTAATGCAAAAACTGATTGGGTTACTCAAAACAATGGTGTTCTTACAAGAGCCAACAAGACATTTGTGGCTGGCGATTACACGGCGAAACAAGGTGAGACTTTTGTTGACTTCTCAAACCGCATTGCTAAAGATGTTAATTCAAGATATTCTGGCGTTGGCGAGAGAGAAAGAGTGCAAAGTCTAGTAAGCCAAATTCCAACAACAGGAGAGCGGCCATCAACTGGAACAAACATTTTGAATCAAGCAGATCAAATTTTGGCTAGACCTCGTGGAGGAAGATAATGGCAACAGCACAAGAATACGCAACTTGGATAGTTCAAAACAAGGATCTGCAAGGAACTCCTGAGTTTGAAACTGTTGCAAAAGCCTATGAGGTTAAAAAACAAAGTGAAAATCTAGCAACAACAACTGCTCAACTTGCGCCAAAGCCTAAAGAGGTTGGCATTGTTGAGAAGTTGATTGGTGCTGGTGAAACTGGTTTGGCTATAACTACTGGTCTATTTGGCGGTACTGTTGGCGGTTTACGAGGCGGCATTGGTTATGCGGCTCAACAGGCTAGAGAAGGCAAGATTCGTGATCCGCAGGCAACTAGGGGTCTTGAGCAAGCCATAGCTCAAGGCGCGCAACAATTTACGTATGCTCCAAGGACTGAGGCTGGTCAAGAACAAACTCAGGCAGTTGGTAGGTTTATTGGCGATGTAGTCCCGCCAATTATTCCAGTTATTGGTGCGCCATCAATGCTTACTCAAGCAACTAGACAAGCGGCTCCATTTGTGGAGGCAAACATCAGAAGGGGTGCTACTGCGGCTCAAGAAATGGCGATGATTCCTGTCCAAAGAGGAACTCAGATGGTGCGTGATGTGTTTGGCATGGAAACACCAACTGTGGCAGGAGCAACGGGCAGAACAAGTGGCGGTGCTATGGCTACTGGTGGAGAGTTGCAACGCATGACAACTGCAAAGAATTTGCCTGTAGAGGTTGATTTGACTTTAGGTGCGGCAAGGAGAGATGCAGAGCAGTTGGCATTTGAAAAAGAACAAATGAAGGGTCAGTTGGGGCAACCTTTGCGCCAAAGGGCAGAAGAAAACAATTTACAAATATTACAAAACTTTGATGCAATTGTTGATCTGACAGGAGCAGAACAAACAAGAAGTGGATTAGCGGCAACTGGTAATTCAGTTATTAACGCATTATCAACTGGATATGAAGGGGCAAAAGCAAAAACAAGAGCCGCTTACAAGAAGGCTGAAGCACAAGGTGAACTTGATGTTTTGTTAAATATTGATGATTTGGCTACTTACATAAATTCTAAAAAAGTAGAATCGGCTTTGCCAAATGCACCAATAATTAACTTTGCTAAAGATAAAGGCGTTGAATTAGGTGTTCTTGAAAAATTACCTGATGGTTCTGTTCAGGCTTTACCAACTACTTTAAAAAATACTGAAGCCTTAAGAAGATCAATTAACGAAGTAACAGGTTACGAACCAACTAATAGATTATTTAGCGGTGAATTAAAGAAGTTAATTGATCAAGGCACAGAAGGTTTAGGTGGTGAACTTTACAAACAAGCCAGAACATTGCGTGAACAACAGGCTAGAAAGTATGAAGGTCGTGCAATTGTTGCCAACTTGCTTACAACAGTTAAGGGCAAAGATGATCCAAAGATTGTTGCAAGTGAGGCATTCCAGAAGTCTATTCTTAACGCCTCACCAGAGGAGATTACATTCCTAAAGCGTGTTTTGTTGACAAGTGGCAAGGATGGTCAACAAGCATTTAAAGAGTTACAAGGTGCAACTATCAAGCATCTAGAAGACATTTCTACGGCTGGAGTTGGAACAGACTCACAAGGTCGTGCAGTGGTATCAACTGCAAAACTTAATTCTGCTGTTAATCAATTGGATTCAAATGGAAGGCTGGACATTATTCTTGGAAAGAAAAATGCAGAAATTGTGCGTGATTTAAATGAAGTGGCAAAGTATGTGACAACAGTCCCGCCTGGCACTCTGGTCAACAACAGTGGTACGGCTGGCGTTTTGTTGGCGGCAATGGGTGAAGCGGCTACTACTGGCGCATTAACTGGATTACCTCTTCCTGCAATTAGTATATTGAGAGCAGTTAATCAGCAAATGAAAAACAACAAGACAAAGGCAAGGATTGCTCAGGCTCTTAACAAGGCTGAAAGTTCTCAATAGGAGTAACCCATTGATCCTTTTTCTCTCCTCATGTTGGCGCAAGGTGCAGTTGGCTTTATTAAGCAAGGCTGTGCAATGCTCCATGAGGGGCGAATGGAACTTGAAGGTGCTAAGAAGACAGTTGAAGGTGTCCTTGCAGATGTCAAGGCAATCAAGGGCATTTGGCAATGGCTCATTGGCCTACTTAGTGGAAAGCCCAAGTCCAAGCCAACAGAAGAAGCCACCAAGCCTCTGGCGAAAGCGAAAACCGCTTCCAAGAAGCAACAGTCTTATGAGGAGATGGAACTCTTACTCATTAAGGACATTGGTGAGAAACTTGGTCTTTTATTTGATACACAACAGCAAATCAACAATTACTATCGGTCATTAGAGGAAGAATCAAAGAATGTCTATGATCCTGACCAAAATAGTAGCAAGAAAGCGATTGAGAGGACTCTAATTGAGTTGCAACTTGAGAAACTGATGGAGCAAGTTAGGGAGGCGATGGTGTATGCGCCCCCTGAGTTGAAGGACTTGTATAGCAGATTCTTAAAGATGTATGCAAAAATTGAGCAAGAGCAAGAGTGGGCGAGGTCGGAGATGATTCGTAGAGCAAGGATAGAGCGTTGGAGACAAGAACAAAGGGAGATTCGCCAGATTGAGATGATAAGTGGGTTGGTTGCTGTTGGGTTTATTTCATTGATTTTTGGGTGGCTGATGTGGCAACTGCAAAACTTATCTGGTGGGTTTTAATTGGAGTGATGCTCTGTGTTGTTGTTGGCGCAACCTCAATAGCTTATGTGGAGACACTCTATATGAAGGCACAACTGAAAAAAGAGATGAAAGAACTGCGTAAGTTGAAACAAGAACTGAAAGAATCTAAATGAAGTATGTCTTGTTGCTGTTATTGCTAGTGGGATGCGATGACCGCTACCGATATTTTTGCCAAAATCCTAAGAACTTTTCTGCCAAACAATGTCAGCGCCCAGACTGCCAATTCACCCAAGATTGTCCTGATTACCTCGTAGCACCTATTCTGGAGAAACAAGTTGTCCAACCCTCACAAATTCCAAGTCAATCGGCTTCTGACGCAAGATGAGATAGAGGTCAGGGTTTGGGCGTTAGTCGTCCTGATCGTGACTGTTATCTTGGCTGGCATTGTGTTCTTTATGCTGTATAGCGTTACCTTTGTTACTCAGCCTATCAA